ACGAAGCCCTGGCCGCCTGGCTGCAAGCCCAGGGCTACGAAATCTCCAAATCCGCCCTGCACCGCTGGGGCCAGACCCTGGAAAATGAATTCGCCGGCGCCATGGCCGACGCCCGCCGCGCCGCCGAGCTGGGCCGCGCCCTGGCTGGCGACGACGACGGCTCCGGCCTGCGCCGCGCCACCACCGTCATGGCCCAAGAGACCCTCCTGCGCGTCCTCATGGGCCTGCGCCAAGCCGAACACGCCGCCGGCCTGGCCAGCGACGACGGCGACGGCCCCGACCACACCGCCCTGGCCAAAAGCCTGTCCCTGGTCACCCGCTCCCTCGCCGACCTCGGCCGCCTGAGCATCGCCGACGCCAAACACACCGCCGCCGTCAAGGCCCAGGTCGCCGCCGAAGTGGCCGACCGCGCCGAAGCCGTCGGCACCCGCCAGGGCGTCAGCCCCGAGGCCATCGCCGCCCTGCGCGCCGCCATCCTGGAGGGCATGTGAACCAGCCACCCGCCATGATTCGCGAGGCCTATGGTGTCTGATGCCTGGGTCAGTGTCGCCGACCGCCTGCCCGCCATCGGCCGCCGCGTGCGCGTCGCCGGCCGCTACACCCCCATGGACGCCCACGGTCAGCCGCGCCACGGATTCCCCCTTGCTTGCCGCCGCCAGGTCTCCGGCCTGCCCTGGTTTTGGGATTCCGCCCAATGGCGCGGCAGCGTCGGTATCGCCTGGTGGCGAGATGATCAGCCCTAAGTACGCCCCCACCCCATGACCACCGCCATCCTATTGCCCTACCAGCAGCGCTGGAGCAAGGACCCGGCCCAGGTCAAGGTCTGGGAGAAGTCGCGGCGTATCGGCGCCAGCTATGGCGAGGCGGCCGACGACGTGCTCTATGCCGCCGCCGAGAAGGGCGGCGGGGATGTGTATTACATCTCCTACAACAAGGACATGACCAGCACCTTTGTCCAGGATTGCGCGGGCTGGGCCAAACGATTCAACTCCGCCTTGGGCACCATCGGCGAATCCGTCTTCAAGCGCGAGGACGACCGCGACATTCATGTCTTCGACATCGAGTTCGCCTCCGGCCACCACATCCGCACCTTCAGCAACAACCCGCGCAACCTGCGCTCCAAGGGCCGGCCGGGCGATCGCGTCGTCATTGACGAGGCGGCATTTGTCGACGACCTCGATGAACTCCTCAAGGCCGCCATGGCGGTGACCATGTGGGGCGGCGAGGTGCGGATCATGTCGACCCACAACGGCACCGACAACCCCTTCAACACCCTCATTGCCGACACCCGCGCCGGCAAATACGACTACGCCATCCACCGCACCACCCTGGACGAGGCCCTCGCCGACGGCCTCTATCGGCGCGTCTGTCAGGTCACCGCCAAGCCCTGGACCGCCGCGGGCGAGGCGGAATGGCGCGCGCAACTGGTGCGCCGCTATCGCGCCAACGCCGACGAAGAGCTGTTCTGCATCCCGGCCCTGGGCGGCGGCAGCTACTTCAGCCGGGCCCTCATCGAGGCCTGCATGCCAGCGGCGGAACGCTCGCCGCCCCTGGTGCGGTTCTATGGCTCCGCCGCCTTCAACCTGCTGCCCAAGCGGGCGCGCCGCGGGGCCATGGCGGACTGGATCAGCGACGACCTCGCCCCTGCCCTCGCCCGCCTCGACCCGGCGCGGCGCCACACCTTGGGCATGGACTTTGCCCGCTCCAGCGACATGACCTCCATCGTCGTCCTGGAGCAGGGCGCGACCCTGCACCGCACCTGGGCAGCCTGTGTCGAGCTGCACAACACCCCGTATGACCAGCAGGACCAGGTCCTGACCGCCATCGAGGAGTCCACCCCGCGCCTTGGCTACGAGTACATCGACAGCACCGGCAACGGCGACAGCATCGCCGAGGCCGCTGAAGACCGCCGCGGCTCCCAAGTGGGCCGCATCAAATTCACCGAGAATATCTACCGTGAGCGGATGCCCAAATACAAGGCGGGGCTGGAGGACCGCACCACCACCCTGATCCGCCACGACGACATCCTGGAAGACCATCGCGCCATCCAGATCATCCGCGGCGTGCCCCGCCCGCCCCCCGGCAGCACCGACGCCAAGGGCGAGCGCCACGGCGACAGCGCCATCGCCGGCATGCTGGCCGACTGGGCGGCGGATGCCGACCCGGGCCCCCTGACCATCGCCTCCACCCGCCCCCGCGCCAGCATTAACCTGACGCGCGGCTATACCTGACGGGGCGGCCATGACCCCCGCCCGCCCGGAGCCCACCCCATGATCTGGCACGACCCCGCCCTCAGCGAAACGCTGCTCGCCGCTGGCGCCATCGCCCCCCATCGCCTGGTGGCCTTCGCCCCCGCCACCCAGCTCGCCAGCCAGGCCGACGGCACCGCGCCGCCCCTGGGCGTCGTCGGCCCCCTCGGCGCCGCCGGTGGCGCCGTGGCCCAGATCACCGTCGCTGGCGTGGCGCGCGTCGAACTGGGCGCCACCGTCGCCGCCGGCGCCGCCCTCAAGGCCGACGCCGACGGCCGCGCCGTCACCGCCACCGTCGGCGAGTTCAGTTGTGGCGCCGCCCTCGGCGCCGGCGACGCGGGCGACCTGATCCCCCTCCTCCTTCACGCCCAGGGCCAGCCCGCCCCCGCCTGGGACGACCTCGACTTTGCCATGACGGTGCGCAGCACCGGCCCCAACACGCCCAGCCTGGCCCAGATCGGCACCACCGGCATCTACGCCTACGTCTACGCCAACGGCAAAGAGGCCTTCTTTCAGCGCCAGATCGCCCACGCCTACCAGGTCGGCACCGTCTGGCGCCCCCACGTCCACTGGCTACCCACCACCAGCGAGCGCTACACCGGCAGCTTCGCCCTCACCTACCTCTGGCACCCCGCCGCCAGCGGCGCCCTGTCGCCCCTGCGCACCGTCACCGGCGGCACCTTCGACATCAACCCGGCCACGGCCCTCGCCACCCAACTGACCAACCTGGACCCGATCACCGAGAGCTTCGGCATCTCCGGCATTGTGTTCGCGCGTCTCGCCGTCACCCTCACCGCCGGCACCAGCCTGATCCTCTCCGGCATGGACTGGCACGGCCAGGTTGACGGCCTGGGCAGCCAAGAGGAGTTCATCAAGCATGGCTAAAAAGCCCACCAGCGCGCACCCCCTGGCCCGCCCCGTCGCCACCCGCGCCCGCTCGGCCGACGGCTGGGCCATGGCGGACTGGCTGCCCAACCCGGACCCGGTCCTCAAAAACCTCGGCATGGACATCGCCACCTACCGCGACATGCGCGCCGACGCCTTCATCGGCGGCTGCATCCGCCGCCGCCGCGCCGCCGTCAAGGGCCTGGAACAGAATCTCGACCGCGGCCAGGCGCCCGCCCGCGTCGCCCGCGCCATCGAGGGCATCCTCGCCGACCTGCAAGCCACCACCGACCCCGACGAGCCCGGCGCCCAGGCCGGCCTGCCCGCCCTCATCACCGAGGCCCTGGACGGCGCCCTCTACGGCTACCAGCCGTTTGAAGTCACCTGGGCGCGGGTCGGCGCCCTCATCGTGCCCCAGGTCATCCAGGGCAAACCGCCCGAATGGTTCGCCTTCGACGCCGACAACCAGCTCCGCTTCAAGGCCCGCGACGCCGGCCTGGCCGGCGAACGCCTGCCCGCGCGCAAGTTCCTCCTCGCCCGCCAGGATCCCAGCTACCTCAACCCCTACGGCCTCGCCGACCTGTCCCTGTGCTTCTGGCCCTACACCTTCCGCAAGGCCGCCCGGTTCTGGGTGGCCTGGCTGGAACGCTACGGTGGCGACTTCCTCATTGGCAAGCTGCCGCGCTCCGCCTCGCCCCAGGAATACGACGACTTAACCGCCAGCCTGGAGGCCATGATTCAGGACTCCGTCGCCGCCATCCCCGACGACGGCAGCGTCGAGGTACTGGCCAGCGCCAACAAGGGCGGCTCCTCCGACGCCCACGAGCGCTTCCTCACCTACTGGCGCGGCGAGATCGCCATCGCCCTCCTCGGCACCAACCAAAGCACCGAACACACCAGCACCCTCGCCAGCGCCACCGCCGCCCTCGACGTGGCCGACGACCTGCGCGACGCCGACGCCCGCATGGTGGAAAGCGTCGTCAACCAGCTCATCCGCTGGACCTGCGCCATCAACTGGCCCAGCGTCGCCCCGCCCGTCTGGCAACTGCTGGAGCAGGAGGAAATCGACACCGACCGCCCCACCCGCGACAAAATCCTGGTGGAGGCCGGCGCCAAGCTCACCCGCGCCTACTGGCTGCGCACCTACGACCTCGAAGAGGACGACCTGGCGCCCGAGGCGGAGCTGGACCCCGCCGCCCCCGCCCCCGCTGCGCCCGGCCAGCCGCCCGCCCCCGACCAGGAAGCCCCCGATGACGACCCCACCCCGGCCCCCGCCCTTGCCGATCCAGCCCCCCCCGTCATCGACGGCCAGGACATCATCGACGCCGAACTGGCGCGCGACACCCGCGCCGCCCAGCAGCTCGCCATGGAACGCCTCCTCGCCCCCATCCTCACCGCCCT